AAAGGCAGCGTGTAAATGGTACTAAACACAACACACGCTTTGTGGTTCGCAAGTAAACTTGCTCAACCCAAATTCGCTTCGCGAACTTCACAAAGCTAATACGTTGTGAGTAATAACATTTTTGCGCGAAAACATTAACGCGGGTTACACCCGCTAAAGAAAAGGAGAAATTTATGGGACTATTTGGATTTGTAAAAGATGTTGTAATGTTGCCAGTGGATATTGCTCTTGATGCTACAATGATTACACCAGCGTCAAGGGTAATTCGTGACACAAATCACGAAACTCCTTTTGGAACTTTTGACCGTTTGGCTTCGATGGGTAAAAATATCGAGGAGACGTTAGATTAATGAACAAGCTAAAAGACTTTGCGATAACGATGCAAAAACTTGTTTGGAAAAATGAACAAGACAAAAAGGCACGCGCAAAACAACAGCACCTAACAAACGGCTTGGCGGTTCAGGGGCAAGCCCCTTCAAGGCGCTATTGCCCTTATGAAAATAAAAGTTACAGCAAATAAAAGGCAGCGTGTAAATGGTACTAAACACAACACACGCTTTGTGGTTCGCAAGTAAACTTGCTCAACCCAAATTCGCTTCGCGAACTTCACAAAGCTAATACGTTGTGAGTAATAACATTTTTGCGCAAGGCAATAGCGCAAGTAAACTTTCGAGGAGGAAAGATGAATCAGAATGAAGTTAATGGACTCTTACAAAGAGGTAAATCTTTTGACGAATGGTTTTCTGAACACTATAACGAAGCATCTTACAATAAAGAGCACATGCGTTTTGCGTGGAACTCTGCATTAGAATCACAGGCTCAGTCTCAAACTCCAAATCAGAAGTGTAAACATCGTTCGAGCGAAGTTAAAAGAGTAATGGATTTTGAATTTAATGTCTGCAATGATTGTGGTCACCAACAGAAAAGAAATTAAAGGCAGCGCAAAAATGTTACAACTCACAACACATGCTAACCGATTCGCTTGTTCCACAAGCTTATCCAAATCGTGTGCTAATTGTAGTCACAAAGATTACTGCGAATTAGGTGGTGAGTGTAGTAACAATGGTTATGTGTATTGGCTGGCAGCGCACACGACTTCGGTTAGCTAAATACGTTAGGCGAAATTTAAAAACCGCCAAATCAAATTAACGCAGCCAAGGCTGCTAGAAAGGAAAAAAAATGACTCAAGAAGAATATGCAGAACAATTAAAGGTAGCGGCTAAAAACAATGCATAACAACGAAAGCGCGATATGAAAAAGGATAATGAAATACATTGTGCAACGTGTCCAGTAAATATTTGCTATCAAGCCGTAAACATGGGTGATGCTAATTGCTTGTGGTTGAGAAAGAAGAAGTTAAAAGCGTTGTCAAAAAAACACATAACCGTGAGGCAAGTAAAGGAGAGTAATGGGAACCTACCAAATTACAGAAAATGTTCCTAATTGCGCGGATATACGCAGGGATTATGTCGAACAGCAGAAACAAAGGAAAAATAAAAAAGAAAGCGAGTGCAAGTGCAAGTGCAAGTGAAGTATAGAATAAAAGACATGCTAATGGACATACGGTGTGTGATACTGTTTCCTATTATATTTTTATTTTTCATTCTTATTTGGTTTCTTTGTAAGGTATTTAAAATAAAAGAATATGATTTAGGATAAAAGCATTAGTCTAAAATACAAATAAGTTGTAATCACTAAATTAAGGATAGTTATGAAAATAGAAAAAGAAGAAACAGTCAACATACACTTAACAGACGATGAAGCCCTGCTCCTTCGGGGAGAGCTATCTTTCCTCGCAGTAACAGAAGGATTGAGCAAGTCAACAACAAAGCTTCTTCAGAGCCTTAGAGAGGTACTAAGAAAATGACCTTCCAATGCAAAAAGATGGGCTTGACAACTTCAGAAGAATGTGTGGAATGCCATTTCAACAGATTTAAGACGCTTGTGGGCAGACCAAATTGTAAGAGAGAAAATCAAATAAAGGAGAAAAAGAATGAAAGCAGTATGCAGGGCTTGTGTCAGCTCTTGTAAAGTAGATACAGGAGACAATGTAATATCTCTTCCAAGAGAATGTATTTTTGGCATAGCTACTTGTGATTGGGAGGAAGAGGCAACAGAAACCTTAGAAAAACTCAGAGGAGAAATTTCTCTTCTTCAGAATATGCAGGTATTTTATGCACCTTCACGGCTAGAGTATTTTGCAGCAAAGGTTTTAGCAGCCTACATAACAAGAGGAGGTTTTTCAGTTCAGCAACCAAGCCAAGAAGTCTTGTCTGTAGCAGCAATATCACTGGCAAAAACATTTCTTAAAGAGTTAGACAAGGAACAAAAAACAAATGTGGAAAGCTAAAGAACATTACCCCGACCTTTCAGCAGCAAAAGCTATTTCTTTTGACCTTGAAACAAAAGACCCAGACCTGACAGAAAAAGGACCATCAACATTCAGAGGAGGCGGATATGTCATCGGATTCAGCGTTGCTACGGAAGATGGCTTTGCAGGGTACTATCCTATCAAACACCCAGAAGGCAATTTACCAGAGCCACAAAACGCAAGAAAATGGCTCAAATCAATTCTGGAAACGCCAATCCCGAAAATTGGAGCAAATCTGCTATATGACTGCGAATGGGCAAAAGCGGATTTAGGCATAGATGTTCAAGGACCCAAATGGGACGTGCAAATTGCTGGACCCCTCCTGGATGAAAACTACAATTCTTACAGCTTGAATAACCTTGCTCTAAGGCATTTCAACGAAACAAAAGAGAAAACCCTGCTCATTCAGGCAGGGAAAGAAATCTTGGGCCTGTCAGGAAAAGACGAAGAGATTGGAGAAAAGGTCAGGGGGCTTCTCTGGAAGTTGCCTGCAAGTTATGTTGGAGAATACGGAGAAAAAGACGCAGCCCTGCCTATCAGAATATTCCGCGAGCAAGAAAAGCAAATGGCAGGAAAGGGTCTGCAAGGTATTTTTAATCTGGAGACAGAATTGGTAGATGTCCTTTTAGCAATGCGCTTCCAGGGCATTCCGGTTGATGTGGAAAAAGCACATATTGTTGCTGAAGAATTGGAAAGGGAGCATGGACAGGTAATGAGCAACATAACAAGACGTGTTGGTTTTGGTGTAGATATTTGGTCTGCACCAGAAATCCAAAAGGCTTGTGAAAAGCTTGGCCTGAAGTTTCCGCTTACTGAAAAAGAAAATCCTTCCTTTGCAGCGGATTGGCTTTCAAAACAAGAACATCCATTTTTCAAAATGCTTCTTGATGCAAGACAACTTGACAGATGCGGAGCAGTATTTATCAAAAGCAAAATATTAGATTTACAAGTCAACGGAATACTTCATCCAACATATCATCAATTGAGAGGGGAAAGAGGAGGCACTACCAGCGGAAGGCTAAGTTCTAGCAATCCAAATTCCCAACAATTTCCGAGCAGAAATGAACGTCTTGCCACTAAAGTCCGTTCCCTCTTAGTTGCAAATAAAGGTTGCAAATGGCTTTGTGCAGATGTCAAGGCACAAGAACCTAGAATGACCGTCCACTATGCAAACCTGTTAAATCTTGAAGGTGCAGCAGAGGCAAGAAAGGCATATGTGGAAGATGTGGATACAGACTATCACACTTTAGTCGGGCACATGACAGGACTTATTGAAATGCACGGATTTGACAAAGGGCGAAAATTAGCTAAAGAAGTTAATCTGGGAAAAGCTTATGGCATGGGTGCAAAAAAATATTCAGAAAAGTACGGAAAAAGCTTGACGGAGGCTTACGAATTATTTAGATTATATGACACTAAGCTGCCATACGTAAAACAGCTTTCACAGCATTGCGAGAGAGTAGTAAAAAATAGGGGTCATTTAAGAACAGTTTTGGGAAGGCATTGCAACTTCAACCTGTTCGGGCCTGCAAGATGGGCAAAAGGCATAGTACCAAAAAGATATGATGAGGCCCTGAAAGAGTTTGGACACCCTGTTATCCGCTATTTCACATACAAAGCCTTGAACAGATTGATTCAGGGCAGTTCGGCAGACATGATTAAGAAGGCAATGGTGGACTGCTATAAAGCAGGGTACACACCTACAGTTTCAGTGCACGATGAATTGGATTTTGCAGGAATAACTGAAGAAAGACAGATAAGAGAAATAAAAAGTCTTATGGAGAATGCCATTCAAATTACTGTCCCCATGCTTACGGAATGTGAAGTAGGTCCGAGCTGGGGGGAAGTGGAGAAAATTGAGCTATAAAATAAAGCCCCTGCTTTGGGGAAAGAGTGTACGAGATACAGGGGTGCAGAGCACACAGACACTTCCTTGGGGCTTTGAATACGTCATACATAAAGAAGCTGGAGGCAATAGGTGGGATTGGGGAATTAGTATGGAGGTATTTGATAGGCTTGGTATTTGCGAAAGCGAAGAGCAAGCTAAAATTGCCTGCCAGAAAGATTTAGAAAAAGATTTATCTTCGCTTATTGAGGAGGCATAATGAGAAAACCAGAACAAGCCTTTTACACCTGGCTAAAGCCACATCTTCCAGGGGAGTTTTGCAGGGTTGAGAATATTGTGGACCCTGGTATGCCTGACATTTCTGATTGCTGGCCTGGATTTGGAGATATTTGGTTTGAGCTGAAGGTATCCGATAAAAAAGTGTTTCCAGGGCTTTATGTTGTGCCTTTCCAGAAAGATGACCCTTATAAAGTGCTCAGGCCTACACAAGTGGTTTGGCACATTCTCCGGGCGAAGGAAGGCAGCAAGGTGTTTACACTTGTTAGGCATCCCGATGCACTGCTTATATACAAGATGAGTCCAGAAGGAGAGTTCTTTCTCCATGCACTTCTTCCTACAAAAAGGTTTTTCCCAAAGGATATGTTTAAAACAGAGATAGAGAGAATACTGAAGGAGGACAAATAATGGTTTACGTAGTTCAAGAGCAACCAGACAAAAACATAGTATCTGCTCAGAAGTTTGGAGAGATAAAAATCCTTCTTCCTCATGGCAGTAACATAATGTTCAGCGCAGGACAGGCAACACATAATTTGGTAGCAAAGATGTCAGATTTTAATGATGATGATTATCTGTTGCTTATTGGAGACCCAACGGCAATTGGCATTGCAACGGCTGTTGCTTGTATGTGGAATCAGGGTAGGGTAAAACTTTTAAAGTGGGATAGGCAGGCAGCAATGTACTATCCTGTTCAAGTAAATTTGTATCAAAAGGAGTCAGACGAAGTTTTAAACTAAGAAAGAGAGGCAGAAATGGCAAAAGAAAGTGCAGAGATGGACATGCTTCTGGAGCAGGATGCTTTGGAAGACTTGAAACCAAAAGAAGCAGACCTTTCCCTGTTTGGAGAGGTAGGTAGGTATGTGAATAAACTTAAAGACCTTCAACAGCAGTTGGAGAAAGAAGAGTATGTCATTCAGCAATTAAAAGAAGCAATTGCAGAAGTCTCAGAAAAGAAAATACCTGACCTGTTCGACCAATTAGGTATTGACTCTTTGAAGCTTCAGAACGGTCAAAAGGTGACAATTGACAGGGGTTATGCAGTCAATTTGACCAAAGAAACCAAGCCAGCAGCGTATGAGTGGTTAAAAAACAATGGTCACGAATCGCTTATAAAACATGCAGTAGAAATTGTTATTAAGAAAGGAGAGAAAGAAGAGTATGAAAAAATAACAAAGCTTTTGGATTCAGAAGGCGTGTCTTACAAAGATTCAGAAGACGTACACCATTCCACTCTCAAAGCTTTCGTCAACGAACAAATGAGAACCCCTGGAAGTAATTTTCCAGAAGAATTGTTTAAAGTGTTTTCACTCACTTCAACTAAAATCAAATAAGGAGTTTCAAAATGGCTAAAGAGAAAGAATCGAAAGAAATCGCAGAAGTAAAACCAGCAGGACTTCCAACGGAAATATTTTCCGGAATGGAAGCAGATGCCACAAATGCTTCTGGCTTTGAAGGAATGTCAGCAGACGATTGTGCAGTGCCTTTTCTTATGTTGCTTCAGGCAACTTCAAAGAAGATAAATGGCCCAGCTCCATTAGTAGGTGCAAAAGCAGGAGACCTATTCAACACTGTGTCAAATGAAATTTTCCAGCCGCCTTTCAGAGTCATACCTTGTGCTTTCAAGAAATCATGGGTTGAATGGAGACCACGTGAACTTGGTGGTGGATTTGTTAAAGAACATGCCACAGATGAGTTACTTGCACAATGCAAAAAAGGACAAAAAGGTGAAGATGTGTTGGCAAATGGCAACAATCTTGTTGCAACTGCCTACCACTTTGTTCTTGTGCTTAAAGAAGATGGCAAGTACGAACGTGCTGTTCTGAGCTTCACTTCAACACAGCTTAAAAAGAGCAAGAAGTGGAATACTCAAATGCGCTCTCAGCAGTTGCGCCTTGCTAACGGAAAAATCATTGTTCCACCAATGTATGCCCTGTCCTATTTGCTTGAAGTTGTTCAGGAGTCAAATGATAAAGGTTCCTGGAAGGGCTTGCTTGTTGGAAAACCAGAACGTATTGCCAGTGCAGAAATCTATACTGCTGCAAAACTTTTCCATCAGGAAGCAACCAGCGGTCTTGTGAAAGTTTCACAGATAGTTGATGAAGATGCGGAGACCATAGCTGAAGGACCTGTTATGCCGGAGGTAATGTAATAGGTTCTTTCTTAAAGCCCCTGTCTAATTAGCAGGGGCTTCTTTTTCTACTTTAATTGAGGACAGCTATGGAAGCGGAACAGATTTTGGACAACACAGATAGAATGATGCAGTTGTTCAGGGGACAAAACAGGGCTTACGGAATTTATAGCCTTGCACAGTTTCACATGGAGAAAGAAGGTACAAAGAAAATAGGTAAGCCCAGAACAGTCACAGGAAAAGTGACAAAAGAGCTTTGGGAGAATCACTTGAATGGAAAAGAAGGTCTTGGAATAATACCTATCCGAGATGACAGCTCCTGCTTCTTTGGTGCAATCGACGTAGATATTTACAGGGATTTTAATACAGAAGCATTCATAGAGGAAGTGTATAACAAAGACTTACCACTGGTCCCTTGCCGTTCAAAAAGTGGAGGGCTCCATCTTTACCTTTTCTGCAAAGAAGAGGTTCCTGCACCTTTGATGAGAGAAAAACTTGCTGCAATGGCTTCTCTTCTGGGACAAGCAGAAGCAGAGATTTTTCCAAAACAGTCAGAAGTGCTTGCTGAAAGAGGGGACTTCGGCTCTTGGATAAATGCACCTTATTATGAATCGTTTGATACAGACCGCTATGCTTACAAAAGAGACCTCTCAAAAATGTCTTTTGAGGAGTTTTTGAGTTTTGCAGAAATGCGCTCTTTGAGTAAACAAGAGCTGGATGCTTATTCCATTGTTACAATAACCGAAATTGAAGATGGACCTCCATGCCTTCAGGCAATGGTTGCCAAAGGTATTCCTCATGGTTGCAGAAACAATTTCTTCTTCAACTTAGCTGTCTATATCAAGAAAAGCGGGACTCCAAAAGGAGAGATGGCAGATAAACTATTTGCCTATAATGAAAAATATGCAAGGCCTGCTCTTGCAGAACCAGAAATAAGGGCTATTGTAAAAACTCATTCCACAAAAAAAGAATACTTCTATTCCTGCAATAAAGAGCCTTTGAAAAGCCATTGCAATCAGACCCTCTGCAAAGCCAGAAGGTATGGACTCGGAGCGTATGCAGGGCTTCCACAATTGACCAGCTTAACAAAGTTCAATACAACGCCTCCAATGTGGTTTGTTACAAATGAAGATGGAAAAAGAATTGAGCTAGCAACTGAAGATTTGCAGAACCAGGGAAGGTTTCAGAGAAAATGTATGGAGGCAATAAACCAGATGCCTCCTACAATGAAAACAGAAGCATGGCAAGGGGTTGTTCAAAAGTTGATGGAAAATGTTGTGATAATTGAAGCACCAAAAGAAGCTTCGGCAGATGGCATGTTCTATGAGTACCTTGAAAGGTTCTGCACTTCCAGAGTGTCTGCTCGGACAATGGATGAAATTCTGCTCGGAAGACCTTGCACAAATGAAGGAAGGCATTTCTTCAGAATGATGGATTTGCTAGACTTCATGGAGAGACAAAAATTCAGGGAGTTGAAGGGTCCGAAGATAAGCATGTTGCTTAATGATTTGGGAGGAGAGAATAAAATTCACAAGGTTAAGGGAAAGTCCATTAACCTTTGGTCGATACCAGAATTTGTAACAGTGGAAAGCCCTGTTGCAACGGCACTTGTGCCAGATAACAATGTAATGTAGGAGAAAGAAATGCCTTTAGATTTACAAAGTCTTTTATTAACAATCAGGGAGGATGAAAAAGTGTCCTTTTACTGTTCTTTTTCTGGAACTGGGCTTGTATGCCAAGTAGAGAAGAGGCAAAGTATATTTGGAGAAAGAATATTTGTTCAAGAGGCACTTTCTCTCGATGAAATAAGGTATAACAGCACACCAGAAGTTATTGCCCATGTCCTGCAAGGGTTGCTATTAAAAATAAGGAGTCAACGTGCGAATTAAAGCCTATGGGAGTATGCCTGGGAACCAAGCAGTAATGGACTTTCTTGCGAAGCCTTGTCCACATGGAGAAGAAGCTTGTGCAGGTGTTGTGGCAACGGTTGGTGGAACACATTGCTTGCGAGACTGCAAGAATTTTGACAAGTGGGAGTTTTTTGATATTGTCTGCAAAAAAGAAGAACCTGTTCCAGAAGCAGTTATTGAACATTTCACAGAAGGAAAAGGAAAATGATGCAGCCACCAATCAAATACCAAATAAACAAAATTTTGAGGTTCCTCGCGTACACCTTGTTTATTTTGGTCATAGGCTTTATTTCAGGTTATGGATTTGCTCGGCTAACGCACTAAGAAAGGAAGAGAGATATGAGTACAACACTTTTTCTGGGACCTCCGGGTACAGGCAAGACCACAACCCTGCTAAACCTTGTAGATGATTACCTTTCTTCGGGAGGTATTGTAGAGAAAATAGGCTTCATTAGCTTCACCAAGAAAGCTGTTAATGAAGCTGTGGACAGGGCTGCGGAGAGGTTTTGCATAGGCAAAAAGCATTTCCTATACTTCAGAACAATCCATTCACTTTGCTTTATGCAGCTAGGTATGTCAAAAAACGAAGTGATGTCCAGAGAACATTATAGGGATTTTGGACATGTTGTAGGAATGAGTGTTTCGGGATATCAAAGACAAGACCAAATGATGTACGAACTCCCAGAAGGAGACCAGTTGGCATTTCTTGAATCCCTTGCAAGGCTTATGTGCTTGCCTCTGGAGGAAGCATGGAGACAAATAGAAAATGACGTAGATTTTCACAAACTTGATTATTTTCGGAGGTCTTATGAAGAGTTTAAAAAAGTCAATATGCTTTATGACTTTACAGACATGCTTGTTAATTTTAATGATAGGGGAGTCGTTCCAGAACTTGACTTGCTTATTGTGGACGAAGCTCAGGACTTGTGCAAACTCCAGTGGGAAATCATCGAAAAACTCTCAAAGAAAGCGGCACGTATATATATCGCCGGGGACGATGACCAGGCAATTTTCAGATGGTCTGGTGCAGACATTGAATACTTCTTAAGCCTTTCAAAGAGGTATGAGACAAAAGTTTTAACACAGTCTTACAGACTTCCAAAAAAGGTATTTGAAATAAGCAACAGCCTTGTTAAACAGATTCAGAATAGAAATGAGAAAAGCTTTTTGCCTACTGCCAGTGCAGGAAAGGCAGAGATTGTTGGAGACATTGAAAGAATTCCTTTGGAAGTTGGAGAATGGCTTATCTTAGTCAGAAACACGTACATGATGGAAGATGTAATCAAGTATTTGATGGCAATGGGCTTTCCTTACAGGACAAACACATACTCTTCCCAAGAAGACCCTGCCCTGAAAGCAGCTTTTGCATGGGAAAGGCTTCGTGCTGGAGGAACAGTCGGACACAAAGAAGCAAGAGATGTGCTTTCCTTTATGAGAGGAAACAAGACAATTGCAGGGGATAAAGATTCTGCCTTCACAATGAAAGATATCTGTCAAGCAATCGGAAGAGATTTGTCAAAGGTCATTTGGCATGATGCTTTAGACAGAATACCTGTTGAAGATAGAGAATACTACATTGCAGCAAGAGGTAGAGGGGAAGCCCTGAACAGAACGCCTCGAATAAAAGTGAGTACAATTCATGGTGCAAAAGGAGGAGAGTGTGCAAATGTAGTAGTTTTCACAGACCTGTCACTGAGGACTTTCAAAGCCATGCAAATGAATTATGAAGATGAAGTGAGAGTTTTTTATGTTGCAGTAACAAGGGCAAAAGAGAGGTTGTACATTGTGCAGCCGAGAAGCCCGAATTGTTTTTTAATATAAAGGAGAGGCTATGGAAGAGTGCGCCAAGATTAAGAAGGTTATAAAAACATGATTAAAACGATTTATCAAAAACAAGAAGACATCCTGAAAGCAATACAGCAGCTATATTGCCCAAATGGATTTCAATGCGATATAACTTTTGGCAATGGTGCTTTTTATAGTACACTTCCTGCACCTTTTTATTGCTTTGATGTAGAGCCTTTATCCCGTGGAGTGGTCAAAGCAGACAGTAGAAACATACCTCTTCCCGAAAGTGCCGTTCAATCCGTGGTGTTTGACCCGCCTTTCCTGACATATATCAAGTCTGGCCGGGAGCATAACTCTATAATGGGTAAAAGGTTTTCTGGATATTGGAAGTATTCTGAGCTTGAAGAGCACTATAGAGGAACTCTCAAAGAGGCACATAGAGTGCTTAAAGTTGGAGGTTTTCTGATTTTCAAGTGTCAGGATATTATTCACAACCACAAAATGCACTGTACTCATTTCAATGTTATTAAATGGGCACTAGAACAGAACCTTGAATTGGAAGACCTGTTTATTCTGGAAGCAAAAAACAGAATACCTGTTCGTGCAGCAAAGCACGGAAGGCAGACACAAAGACATGCAAGAATCCACCACTCTTATTTCTTAGTATTTAAAAACAGGGAGGCATAATGGCACAAATATCTGATTTATCAAAAGCAGGGCAAGAGAGGAAAAAGCTCTTGGAAAAAACCCTTCACATTAAAATGAAAACAGGTTACAGGGAGATAGAAAAGGACATGACAGTAGAGGCTTTGGTGCAAGGATATATTGCAGCACACCAAGACCTGCACAACCTAAGTGAATTCCTTGAAGAAATGTTGGCCGCAATGTATGAAGCAAACAAAGGACATATCTTCTTCCAGAGCAAAGGGCCTGCTTTTGCTAAGTATGCAGAACAGGCAGCAGACAGATGGCGAATGAAAAACAAGTTCTCCGATATAGGTGCTGTCATAGACAGGTTGGGAGAGTCCATTGCCAGAATGAATAAAGAAACTCCGAGCCTTAGAGAAAGTGTTGGAGCTGGCAGCAACAGAATAAGCAGTGGTCTAAGAATAAACCACAACATAAAGGTAGAAAATGAAAAACCTGCTTAGTTATATTTTGAACTTTTTTAAGAAAGAGAAAAAAGAAAATATTCAGATAGGGATTATCTGCTGCTATGCTTTTCAGTTTCGGGAATGGCTAAACGATAACTGCCCTTCTGTTAAATACCTCACACATGCTTTTGCAAAGGATGAGCATTATGAGTTTCGTAAAATAATGACACCTTATCACCTTTGTGGAGTCCGTTTTGACAGATTCTTTGCTGCCTACGATACAAAGAAACAAACACCTCTTGTAACTACAGCAGACTTGGCCGCACATTTAAAACCAGGAAGAAACTATGAGCTACCGATTCAAAACAAAACCATTTAAGCACCAAGAAGACTGTTTTGAGATAAACAAAAACAGGAAATTCTTTGCTGAACTTATGGAAATGGGCACGGGAAAGAGTAAAGTCCTATTAGACACTGCTGCCTACATGTATGACCAAGGCTGGATAAATGCTTTGCACATCTTTGGCAACAAAGGTTCTTACATGAATTGGCTCACCAACGAAATTCCAGAGCACTTTCCTGAACATATTCCAATCAAAACAGGTTACTGGAAAGCTTCTATGAACAAAAAAGAAGAGTTGGCCCTGGAAAGTATGCTCAAAGAAAGCTTCTTTGGCCTCAAAATCTTTGTCCAGAATATTGAGTCAATGGCCTATGACAGAAGTGTGGAAGTTGCAAAGAAATTTGTCAGCGGACACCGGACACTTGTTACAGTGGACGAAAGCTCCACAATCAAAAACCACACGGCAAAAAGAACCAAAGCCATGCTCAAATTAAGAGACTTGGCTAAAGTCAGAAGGATTTTGACAGGTTCTTTGGTAGATAACAGACCTTTAGATGCCTATTCTCAATTTGAATTCCTTAACCCTGCTTGCCTAGGCTTTTCATCCTTCTATTCTTTCCGAGCACAATATGCGGAAATGATTGACATGAATCTCCGAAACAGTACAAGACCTGTGAAAGTTGTCAAAGGATTCAAGAATATTGAAGACCTGAAGAACAGAATAAGCAAGCACAGCTTCATCATTAAAAAAGAAGATTGCCTTGATTTGCCTCCGAAGGTCTATCAGACTTTTAATGTAGAATTGACAGATGAACAGATTAAACACTACAACGACTTAAAGCTACGTTGCATGACAGAGGTTGGTCAAGAAACCGTTTCTGTCCGGATTGTTTTGACAAAACTCATGCGTCTTCATCAATTGGTCTGTGGACACTTGAAAGATGACGAAGGAAGTATTCACAAGGTAGCAAATAACAGAATGGCTGCTTTGCTAGACCTTCTGGAAGAGAGCAGTGGACAAGTGATTATTTGGGCGAACTACAGAGAAGATATTAAAGATATTGCGGAGGCAATTGGCAAAGAATATGGTGTGGAAAGTGTATTGACTTATTTTGGTGACACAACGGAAGAAGAGAGAGCAGAAGCAAAGAGGTCTTTTAGAAACGATGAACAAATTGGGGAAGCACGTTTTTTAGTTGCCAACCCTCAAACTGGTGGCTATGGCTTGACACTGAACGGAGCGTCAACTGTCATTTATTATTCTAACAGCTTTGATGCAGAAAAAAGGAATCAGTCAGAAGACAGGTGTCATAGGTATGGTCAAACAAAGTCTGTAACGTATATTGACATAGTGGCTAAAGACACAATTGACGAAAAGATACTGAAGGTTTTGAAAGACAAGAAAGCTTTGTCTGAAGCCATCACAGTGAGTAATTGGCAGACATTTTTATAAGGAGAGGCTATGTTGAAGGCATGTAAGGAATGTGTAAGAGAAGGGGAGTGTGCTATTAAAGATAGTGACCTTGTTCCCACAAAAGAAACCTGCTCAAATTGCAAGTTTCAAGAACTTTGCGGAGTAGAAGCATTGCATATAGATACTGCTTGCCCACACTGGCAAATGAAGTTTGCAGAGGAGACAGACCCCAACGGAAAATCTTTGAATGAACCTGGAGCAAAGGCAGATGCGGGAAAACCAATGGCCTCTCTCCTTTCTTCCTTTGGTCTTGCACTAATGGCTATTGCAGAAGTGTCCACTTTTGGAGCAAAGAAGTACACAAGAAATGGTTGGGAAAGTGTGCCAAATGGCAGGGAGAGGTATTTGGATGCAAAATGGAGACACCTGCTTAAAGGAAACTTAGAAGAGAAAGACCCTGAAAGCGGATTGCTCCACGAGTCACACGAACTTTGGAACTGTTTGGCAGCACTGGAATTAAAATTAAGAGAACAAGCAATGCACGGTAGCCAGCCCAAACGATGAGCTAACCCTGTTTCTGAAAGTTCGGGGATAATCTAGGCGCATTGCAGATTTTTAAAAGGGAGAAGAAAATGTTGGCAAAAATCACTTGTCAGAATGAAGCGTGTGAAAACACATTTGAAGTTCACTACAACTACACCCCTGCACAAGCAGGGAGCAGGGATGAGCCGAGCTATCCAGAATACCTGGAAGCCGAAAGCGTGCTTTGCCCTGTCTGTGGAGAAGAAATGACACAAGAAGTAGTAGAAGCACAAATTTGGTCATACAGGGAGGACAAGAAAAATGACACATCTTACTAAGCAATTGGAAAAGGACATTATAAAGGGTGGATTGATACTTGCACCTTGCAGGTCGGGAAAGACAACGGCAATTGTGAATGTGCTAAAAAAGGACGAGCACTTTATCCTTGTGGTGGATACAGCTTTACAGAAAAAAGACTATGTGGAGAGACTTGGAGCACCTTCTCCACAAGTATTTGTCTGCGATACTTTGAGAAGATATGGTACCTTTCCTGTGTATAAAATAGTCTTAGATGAAGCCCTGTTCAGCCCAGATTCATTTTTCCATTTCGGAGACAAATGCTATGCCATGCTTTCTTCTCCAAATAGGGTTCCAGTGGTTTGTTACAACATAAGAGGAGACAGGGTTGTACTTGAACCAGCAGAAGATTTTAGAGGTTGAAAAGTGTCTTCCCTGCACCGCAACAAAGCTAAGTGCAGGGAAGCACCCCGGAGGTAGGGTTTTAAGAGGGCGTATAGAAAGTAATTAAGGGGCGAATTGTTCTTTTTGTTCTGTACCTGCTTTTGCATTCTTTTCTGCAATTGAGGTGTTCACGCCCCAAAAATAAAGTTGTGCACGGAGCCAGCACATACCATCTTCACGACAAATCTGTTTAAAGAGCTTATTGGCAGTATCCGCGTATTTCTCAGCAATCACACCTAATCGCATCAATTGGTAAAGTGCATCATGAATTAGGGCTCCTCGCATATTCGTCTTAGTGTCAATAGTTGGTCCGCTCGGACCATCGAAACAATAATATTTTTTGACTGTAAGCCAACCAGTAGGTGTAAGTTTTAGGAAATCACTTTCATACTCATAATTAAAAATTCCAACAAAGCAAGTGTATTCTCTTGTGATTTGGTACTTATAGCCGGACTTGTAGAAAATAAGAGGCTGCTTCATTAGCACTCCCTACAATCAATAATCTTACCTTCTATGTTCTTCACCCTCTTAAAATCGTGACATTTTGGACAATTAGCAATTTTCTTTTTGCTTTTTATAACTTGTTCTACAACTTGTTCTTGAACTTGTTCTTGTGTCATGCTGGTTTTCCTTTCAGCTCAAAATGATAAGGGTCTTTTGCATCCCAATAGCCACCTTTGGCAATCCAGAACGCACCAAGTACTTCATACCGGGAATCTTTCCAGAGAATGTCATATCCTGTTTCGTCAGTTATCCAAATATCCACGGCCAAAGAAACAAGGTGGTCTGATTGCAGAACGCCTACCTTCGGCCAAACAAGCTGCACACCTCTGTTCCAGAGGTCAATACCTGTGGAATAGATTTTGGCAAGTATGCTTGGCCTATTCCACTCCCCGCCACGGATAGGCAAGCCCTGTTCTTTTGTGGACTGGAGAAGGGCTATAAACGCATCACGGAACCAATCGTTTTGCTGGCGGCGAGTCATCATACCTCACCTATTTTTCTTAGATTGCAACGCCCTTCTGCAACAGTTATGCTGTTTGAAGCTGTATTTTCTATATAGATTTCAATAACGTTGCCTACTGAAAGATTTGCAAGGGCTTGTGAGGATATTCTTGTTGAAATGCCAAGGGGGAGCTCTTGTGTAATTGTGGAGATTGTACTTCCTCCACTAACTCTTAGTGCGCAAGAGATTCCACTTCCAGAGGAGCTACCTGCCCTCATTGAATAATCTAGAACATAAACCCCTGCTTCCACAATTACAAACTTGTCGGCTGTTGTCATGGTAACAGACTTACTTAGACCACTGGTGGGAAGGGAAAGAAAAGCAGAAGAAGACATTGCAATAGTTTGGCCTATTCCTGCATTGTATTTTTCTGCATAAACGCCTTGTACGGCAGCATGGGTGTGTAAGCCATCTGCAACAGAGCCATCAGAAAGGGTTTCAAGCTCATCACCTTCTATGTTCGTACTTGTTCCACGTATGATAGACTCCACTCCAGAATCATGGAAAGTTGCAGTGTTTGGAACAACAAGCATAAGGTCACTAGTTATAGTTCCTCCTGTCAACCCTGTCACAGTAAGATTATGAAAAGTAGGGTCACTTGCTACCTTAACAGGTTGGTCGATACAGGTATCAAAATAGGCTACCCATTCACAAAGAATATAGTATAGCCAATTGATAAAACCTCTTGCTGGTTTTCTGTTTACCCAAGTAAAACCTGTGGCTCTTACGCCTGCATCTGGAACAGCCCTGTTTGGTTGCCCTGTTATAGGGTCTATTGTGTCTGTGCTTGCCCAATTTGGAACTATTGATGGCTTTGCCATTTAAACCTCCTTAAAATATTTCGACTAAAGAACCTGCTGTATACCCACCAGTTGTTTCATCCCAACCATCTTCAATAAAGCCTTCTCCAACACTTGAAAAAGAACCTTCATCTGCAAAAGCAAAAGGAGAAACTGAAGGTTCCACATAATACAAATCAAAACCCACGGCCACAGGTTTGAGTCTGTTTAACCTGTCTCTCAGTCCTTTTGGGTCTGTAAAGGTATCTACATCAAACTGAAACCTGGCAGGGCAGGGTTCAGCGTAGTTCGCTATTGTAGAACCTGTAAAATTCTTAACTAAAGTAATCAAGGTTTCTGGGTTGCCGTTGCCTATGTTCAAGGAATTCTGAAGCATAAGTGCTGCACGGTATGCTGTGTCGTCCAGACCGTTTCTGGGGAGAACGATTATGTCTCCAATTTTATCTAGCTGAAGACCTTCGGCAACTGCCAAATCACAATTTTCTCTCAGCCCATTAAGCATTGTCTCAATGTCCTGCACTTCCTGAAGGAAGGGAGTAATCAAATCAAAGATTTTATTTGACTCAGACATACTTTCTCCTGAACTGAGTTATGAAAAGGCCAAGTCCTGCTGTCACATGGTCTGTTATTTCTTCGCCTGCTAAAACCGTAGTGTCCACAACAACTGAAGAAGGCGCAACTGTGGCAATTGTAGGTGTGTCTAGACTTAAATCCCTCTTCCTTCTGAACTGCGTAACAAACAAAGCCAAAGCCCTGTCAACATGGTCAAGAATCAGGGCTCCTGGACCTTCCGTGAATTCAATATCCACAGTGACAGCACCAAAGCCGTCTGTTGCTAAAAGTGGTCCACCAAGACCTTTTGTTAATACTCCGTTCATACTTCGCTCTTTAACCTCTGGCTTGCTGTTGTACTGTTACGAAGAGAACGTATTTCTCTCCCTCTAAAATCCTTTAAGTGCATCTTTGCAAGTATTGCCCTGCCATCGTCGTCATAAAGCACCCTGTAATATTTTCCAGAACCTGTTGGGCTTTCAACAATCGTAAAGTGGTTAAACAGGGCTTTCATTATTTTGTCTGTCTTTTCTCGGAGGCTTCCAGAAAGGACAGTAGGTGCAGGGGTGACAGATGTCTTTTCCCTTATTGCAACTTCTGTGCTATCTGCTGGAAAGACAAAAGGATTGTTCTCAATATCCTTCAATAAGCATTTTCTTATTTCCGTTATGTTGTCATCATCATAATTTATGATGTAATAGTTGCCACTGCCTACAGGGTCTTCGGCAATCACTTCCAGATTGACCATTATTTTTATAATCAGGTCGAGTTTTCCTGCAAGAGAAGCTATGCTCATATACTCTCCACAACTAAACCCAAATCATCGAAAACCCTTGCAATTACGACTTCTGGCTCTGCTTTTGTTATATTCATTGAAAAGATAACAGTATCTTTTGTTGCTCCTGCTTTTTCTGCTATTGTAACAAGATTTCCCCAGGTGCAGCTCATTCTATGTCTCCTGTCTGCTCATCGTCAATTCCGTCCATTATTGTTCGGAGGTCAGAAAGAAGCTTTGTTGGCATTTCCGCAGCAGCAGGAAGGTTTGTGGTCTTGCTATCAATTGCTGTAACGATTTCTCCTAAGTCTGTTAAGGCAGCAGTGTGATTTACCAGGGAATCAGTGTCTTTTGCAAAGCCAGTCCCCTTTACATCACTAAACCCTTCTGCAATGTTGTCAAGGATTGTACTTTCACTTTCAAGTATGTCACTAAATTCTGCTGCATTCGCTATTGTTTGCGCTTCAAGAGAAAAATATTGTGGGTCATAAGTAACACTACCCAAGTCGGTAGGTGTTGCGGCGGTCTTACTCATTAAAGCCTTGAAAAAGCCTAGTACATCGTTGTTGCCACCAGTGGAAAAAGCTCCGAGTCGTCCGTTAATTGCATCTGTTCCATATACGCCCGCCTTATGTGCTAGAGCAGTTAAGCTATCTGTGTTCTTAATAAAACCTGTACCTTTTATGTCTGTAAGATGTGTTGTTTGTGTCGTTTGTGTTGCGGCAGTTGCAATTTTATCTGTTTCGAAAAACCCATAGTTATTTATAGTGGCAGAAGAACCTGTTTGAGCTATTGTTCCACAACCGCCATAAAGATTAATCGTAATAGCAACATCTGGCACAACTATTTTTAATCCCTTTGATGCAATAATGTCTATTGTTCTTCCTGCTGATATTGAGCCAGATATTTTGAATACTCCACTACAATTTAAAAGTTTTGCATTTATTGCATTACCGTTGGTTCCAAGAATAAAGTTTATAGATGCTGCATTTTCAAAAGTACAGCCAAGGAAAAAGATGGAGCGATAATAAGAGTTTGTCAACGAAATACTGTTTACAATCTGAGAATCTTCAAAAATACAATCTGTACCTATCCAGGTTACACCTGAAATAAAACATTTGACAAATTTACACGTGTTAAATTTATATGTTGCATCCCCATATAAAAGAAAACCGTTAAATAAAGCACCTTCCACGTTTGAGGTTGTTAATGTTACAGAAGGAGAGTCGGGGGTGGCATAACCTAAATTATAAATTGACTTGTCTAATAATTTTGAACCAGTAAAGCTTAGAGAAGAACCCGAATTATACCTTAAGTTTATTTTCTTTAATTTATTACTTGTTGCAATGTCTGCCGCATCGTCAATAGAAACGGCAGGTTTTGCAGATGTCCCTATAGGAAAAGTTGTACCTGTATCGCCACCATCAGACACCCAAACAGCACCCTCGTCAAATCGATAATCATCACTCGTACTATCTGCTGGATAAGGGTGAAGTCCAATAAGAAAATCAAGTGTTGCTGTATTTTGTCCAGCACACTTGCATCTTGCCCACCATAAAGAACCAGCTGGCGACCTGTCACATTGAATTTCCCGAACATCCGTTCTTACTGCGGCGCTATCTGCGATAAAAGGAAATTCATCATAAGTACCTGCTGTTAAAGCACCTGCCCCACTTGCTCCATAACCGATTTGAATATCGTACCTATTTGACCTTTCAGAAGCGGTTATTTGAATCCTGTGTAAATCGAAGAAAGGTAGACCAGAAGTATCTCCAGAGCCAAGAAGTTGAACCCACGTTCCCCAGGTATCATTTCCAGCATCTATCTGAAAGGAACCATTATCTGAACCTATTCTATCAGCAAAATGAGTAGCAGAAGGTGTTGTTGCCTTACCATACCAGCGTCCCCACGAATGGAGGTGGTTTTCTATTTCTTCTATTGTTTGTTTACTTGACATAATTACCTACTTCTTAAAAGTTGTTTCTATGCCTCTTGTACGAAAATTCTTGTTGCATCGAAAGAAGGAAAATCTGCTGTTGCTATACTTATGTTTGTTGACACCCAAGTTGGAGTATCTCCAGGGGCATCCGTCACGGCCATTTCCATAGTAACATCTGCAACACCGTCAACAATATACCCTGCCCCTGCAAACTTCTGAACAAGGATATCCGAACCAAATGTAAGAGTGTTGCCCAAACGCAATAGTTCTTCAGCAATCAGGGCTTCCCCGTCTAATGGGAAGACCTGCTCTGAACCTGTCCGGTCATAGGTCAAACGAAGATGCACATACTTTGTTCCGGCATGTGTAAAACTAACAACCTGTGTATCTCCATTGGTGTCTGTAACATTTACAGAAGTGTCACCAAAAGACAAAATACCCGCTGGTTTTCTTTCCCAGACCTTATCCGCAATTGCCTGATTAACAGGGCTGGTGTCTGGTGCAGCAACTACAAGCTCAAAACTGTGAGGTGGTCTGTCGCCATCATAAGCACCTGTGGTATTTTCAAAGATGAAGGCAGCGGTCACTTCAGGAATATCATTCAAAACCCTGGCAACAATCGAATCAAGCGTTCCAGCAGAAACAAGCCCAAGACTTTTTCTTCTGCGAATTCTGAAAGCTGTGTCTGTTTCAGCTTCTGCACCTACTGAACCTTCTGCAATATTTGTGACTTCATCCAATCCAACAACAGGTGTGTCAATAACACTGATTGAACCTACTGGGACTGAAATTCTTCCATTGTTTGAAGACTCTACGGCAGCAGGTGTCCAAATATCTGTAAATTCTAAACGAGCACCTACAGCAGCCGTAAAGGTATCTGTAAGGGAAAGCAAATCTGAGGTTATTGTGATATATTCCGTTGTGGCAACATAAACAGAAGTTACACCCAATTCCGCTGCATTTATGGCCGCTGAAAGTATCGCTGCAATAGCAGGTTTTGTAGCAGCTCCGCTACTTGTAATCGTTACGTCTGTTCCGTTTATTGTCACTGTGTAAGCTGTACTGTTTGCAGCGGTTGTAACCGTAATTTTTGTTTTGTGCAAGGTGTTTGTACTTATTGTTGCTTCTGTTGTAACTTTAAACTGCTCTTTCGTTGCAACCTGGCTGAACAGGGTGTTGACCGGAATTACAGTTGTATCATCTCCACGCAACTGCACAACTGCTGTTGAAGGTGCTGCTGGAAGGCGTGTGATTCCTGTGAAATAAGCTGCCTCATCTAAGTGAGCACCTTCAGCACTTGAAGGGTAACGAGAATTGTAAACATTCTCTGACTGTTCCCAGACCTCCGCAAGAGCTCTGGAGAAGACACCTATCAACTGTCCAAAGACAGAATCTGGTGCTGTGTCTATTTCTCCGAAAGAAGCAACCAGTGCCGATTCAACACTTGCTTTTATATCTTCAAGCCTTTTAAGCTCAAAGCCTGTAGTTGTTACACCATAGTCTGCCATTATACAGCCTCCGCAACAGTCAGTTCACCATAAATAGTGTTGACTTTAAAGGAAACAGAAAGGCTTCTTGTAGAAGCACTATAAGTTTGGTTGTATTCCATAATGGATTTCACTCCAGGTGTTTCAAGTATTGTAGCTTTGTACATGGAAGCAACCAGTTTTAAATTCGGATTTTTAACAAAAACAGTGTCATAAAGTTTTGCTCCTGAGGTTGTGTCAAGGAACCACTCTCCATAGAAAAACTTTAAACGGATAGATAACTTCTGCCTTATTTGCTCCAAGCCATCAACAATAGAAAGGTCATAATTAGCAACCTCTAAATCGTGAGTATCTTCATTAAGCAAAAGGTCAAGTGCCATTATACAGGGTCTCCTGTGTAATTTTTGTAAGGTGTAGAAGGTATGTCCAAACTATGCTTATGTGCAGAAAGTTCAATACTTCCTGCCTTTACTTCTGCATCACTTTCAATGTTCTCCGTTGCTTCTACTTTTCCATTAACCTTCAAATTACCCGTTATCTCAAACCCTTCACCATCTGAAATAAATTTAGCATTGTCAAAAACAATTTCTAATTTGTTTCCGTCTTCGATTGGGGAGCCTTGTCCGAAAGCAAAGAGGCCAGGAATTGCGATTGCATCTGTGAGAGAGAACTTTTTTCCGTCCAACGGAGTAACTTCTGAGCCATCACCCGCAAGCCAAGTTTCAATGCTTCTTTCAGAAAAAAGGAGAAGAACTGTATCCCCTCTTTCAAGCGGAAACGTAAAGCGACACCTTTTTGTTCGCGGGAATATGACAGGTACTTCAATAATAGGCTTAAAAGATATTTCTTTACCATTATTATATGCCTTCCTTAAAAGTGGTTGCACTTCGACTTTTGGCCCTGTTGGGTCATAGCTATTTACAATAGCCGGAAGACAAGTATGAAACTTGTTTTCAAGCTCTCCCCAAAGCACATCTTTAATTGCATCGAGTAATTCACTCATAGGAAGAGAAGCCTTATTTTTGATTCCCAGATGTCTCCGTGTGTGTCACCTCTGTGAGAAACGGATTCTACGTTAAATATACTATTTATATTCATCCTTTTACAAATCAACTTTACTCTATGTCCAGGTTTAACTGAAGGGTCTAACAGGGTTGTAACTTCATAGCCTGGTGCTGAAGTTGCTTCACCGTTTTTCTTCTTTTTCTTCTTACCACTTTTTGTAAGAACATTGTCCATCTTTTGTGGAAAACCAATCATGCCTGTGTCCTGAGAAATCACTTTTCCTTTTTTCTCTGTTTCCTCAAAGCCATCGTCAGGAATAATTTGAAGCTCTCCATCTACAACCGTTGCATGCCCCTCTGCTTCATCTCCCAACTTTTCAAAAGCATCTTTTGCTATGCAGGTATCATTCCATCCTCCTGCAAAAGTTTTTTCCGTAAGAAAAGAAGAACTTTCATTGTTCAACAAAGAAAAAGGTGCTGAGATAGCTTGATTCAGCACACCTTCAAGCTGTTTTATTATCTCGCTCATCTTTGCTTCTTTTTTGGGAGCAGCAAAGGAGACAGGCTCACTGAGCACATTTCTTCCATCTTCACAGGACAAAGTTGTGGAAATATTCGGGAGGTCAAAAGAATGAGAAACAGAAGAAATATCTGTCTTTGCAAGTAGCTGAAATCCTGGGTCTTCTTGGTACTTTACAAATAGACTCACTGTTGTAGCAGTCTTATCAAAAACATCTAGGTTTTCTCTGCGTATGTTAGAAAGGTTGTATATTGTAAAGCGTGAATTATTGTATGGCTTTCTTCCTTTTTCAATCTCAAAAGCAATTCTTAAATTCTCAACAACAAGTTTGTCATAAAACTCATAAGACTTACCTTCCTTATCTGTAAAGAGAGGGGAAGTAGTTTCAACTACAATTTGTGCCTTACGCCCGAATTGCTTCAAGTTCTGCCTCCGTTACGTACGTAAGGAGAAGACCACGTTTATTGGAAAAATCATCGTAAGCGATTCTGGTTTCTCCGTTTGCTGCATCAATAACAACAAGAGCACCTTTGGGCATACCATCAAGGTATCTGCAAGATTCCAAAAGGTCATAGCCCAAAGTAACTTTTATTCCAGATACAAGTTTGTTGTTTGCTTTGTCTGAAATGCTCAAAGCCCAGAACTCTCCACGAGTATTCCAGTGAATGTCCAAAACATACGGTATACCATCAAGAGCAGTTGTCTCTGTAAAAGCAGGGTATGTGAAAAAAGGTACTACAATCATGGTGTTAGCCTATCATTAACAGCATCTATAACATTGTCTCCGTCTAATCCTGCTTTAAATACAGACTTCAGTGACTTACCAGAAACCACTTTATCTCCGTTCTGGTTGCCCATATCTGCCTTTGTTGCACCCTGCTTGTCTACTCGGCTTGCTTTTGTAGAGTCTCTTATTGTCTGGTCATATTGTGTAGAAACAAATTTTACTTTTCTGAAGGAAGCTGTGAATTTTAAAGACTCTCCTGTTTCTGGGTCTCTCGGTACAGAAAGTCTTGTGAGAGCCATGCTTGTGTATGCACGAGTCTCTGTAACAATGTCAATAACTCCGAATTTTTCCTCTGGTATAACGTATTCCCCGTTTGGGTACAGATTAGGCAATCCCCCATAGCCTGCCAGGGCTAGAAGATACTCATAGCCATCAAGAACAGGGTCGTGCCAGTTGCCTTCTTGGTACTCTGGGTTTGCACTGTTTATTACTGTCTTGCCTAAGTTGCCAAGAAACTCAATAGGTGTACGTGTAATCAGTCCAGAAAGAGTTACCTCTTCTGGTTCGTGAATAACGTGGTCACTTATAAAAGCTCCAGACTCAATAGGGAAAGAAGAGATTTGGTTGGAATACTCTGCACTCTCAGAAAGAGTACAATCAAGCTGCAAAGAACCAATCAAAGGACTGGTGAACTTTGTTGCTTTTTTCCTGCCAAAAAGTAATTCGACTACTGCCATATTTACTTCTTTCCGTAATTTTCTTTAGTTACGTAGTTTGTTCTGACACCTTGCGTAACCTCTTTAAAGACCTGAAAAACAACAGGGCGTACAGTATTTGCAATATCTTGTGCATTTCCTGAAGGTGCATTTATTGTTATGTTTATAGGTGCATCCACACTTGATATTCCTCCACCTACATAACCAAAAGCAGGGGAGTATCCTGGCATTGCTGAAGATATGCCTGAAAAGAAACCCTCTAGTTTTTGTCTAAGTGCTGCACCTGTGGAAGCCCCGCCTATGCCTCTTGGTGAGGAAGCATCTCCCCCGTTGTTTCCTGCCATAGCAGCGAAATCACTTTTCATGTCCGATATGTACTGGTTCAGCCCTGCTTTGCTGTAAGGTATTCTCATCATGTCAAACACTGTTCGTAAAGATGCCACTAAGAAAGTGACAGCATTTATAAGGCCGTTTACACCCTCTAACATTGCCTTAAATATACCAGGGCTCTTTGTATCAAGAGCACCCAGAAGAACTAAGAAATCTTTTATTCCTACTCGTATGTCTGAAAAAGCGGCTTTGAGATTAGTAAACAAATCAACAAGGCTATTTTTCATTTCTATAAATGTTGGCCTGTACTTTTCAAAGCCCCCAAACAATATGCCCATCACAGAATCGCCGCCCTTTACCCAGACATAAATATCGTCAATTATCAGGGCTAATGCGCCTGCTATTGCAAGGGCAATACCCATTGGCCCAAGAAGAGAAAGCAAAGCGTTTCGGAAAAATATCATGGGACCTATGAGCGCAAACAAGCCTCCCAAGATTATTACGAATCTTTGGAAGTTTGGATTCAACCTGTTCAAGATACCTATAAAGTTAGAAAGTGCTCCAACAAGCTTTCCGAGAATGGGCAGTAGCTTTCCTCCGAGCATAGCTGAGAAAAGGAAAAATTGGTCTTTTAGTTTCAGGAATTGTCCATAAGGTGTTTTTGCAATTCTTTCAATAAGTGTTGCAATTTGACTTCCGGGGCCTGCAAATTTAGCCATAGCTTTTGACATCATATCAAAAGTTATTAGCCTCTTTGTCATCATTTCGTTTACTTGAACAACGGACTTGCCCAGGTAGTCTGCCATCACTTGCTTTATAGGGATATTACTATTTACAAACTGAAGAACTTCTTGCGCTTGTAGTGTACCTCTGGCTTTAACGTCTGTATATGCTTTGGCAATTCTCTGAATGTCTCCACCCAGAGCACCTTGCATGTTCAAAAGAATTTCTGATGTTGGAATGAGCTCTTGTGCACTCACTCCACGAGCAAGCAATTGTCCTGCTGTTTTGCCTATGTCTTTCATGCTTGCCATAGGAGAACGCAAAGCAAGTTCCTGAAGCTCTTTTGTCTTTGCTCTAGCAGCTTCGGCAGAACCGGTATACACGACCATGCGCTCATTCAAGAGCTGCATTTCACTGGCTGCTTTTACCATGCTCCGAGCAAACAAACCAATAGGCAGGGAAAGAGAAAGCATTGCCCAACGGCCAATATTCTGCAAGCCCATTGCCTGAGACTTCAGTGTACGATAAGCTCTTTCTGCTTGGTAAAATTGTGTAGTGTTGACTCGAAAGCCAACCATCGTAACTAGTTCGCGAACTACACCCGCTCCGAATCCAGTCATTATATTTTTAACTCCTCTATTTTTCCACCCTGCTTAACATATATTGCAAGCACAATATTTTTTACGTGCTTTATATCTTGGGCTGCTTCACAGTTTTTTGTATGTTTGCCTATTTCCTTTTCAACAAAAGCATACATGGAATCTTGATGCCAGATTTGTTCATGATGCTTCACCAAAGACTTGGCTACTGCTGCATAAGCACTTCTGTTGACAAGTGTCGTAATAAAATAAGTAATGAGAGAAGTAAGAAGGACTGAAACTGCTGTGAATCCTAGGGCTTGGGCGGTTGAAAGCATTGCTTAGTCTCCTGGTGGTTCTGGCATTAATGCCTCTTGTATAGCATCGTCAATGTCTAAAACGGCATTGGCTCTTTCCAAATCATCAAAAGACCAGTATTCGTTTAAGTCCTTCCACGTTGCTACTTGTTTTGTGACCAACCTCCAAAGCGGCCACTCTTCTAATAAATCCTTTGAAACCTTATCGGTTATAGGCTTTATTTTATGTTCGGATTTATTGGGTCGCTTGTTTGCAGGAGGTTCCCAATATCTCCCATCTCGAAAAAACGATTTGCTTTTATAACCTCAACAGCTAATTTGTAAACAAAAATATAATTGCCTACAAACAACTCTTCAAAAGTCTTTCTGTCAACCCCCTTGCCATCCACAATTGTAGCAGCAAGCAAGTCAAGCATAAGGTTTAGCAGGGTTTCTTCGTCCAAAGACTCTGCAAGCACGGACAGTGCCTTGCTCAAATCCATGTCTGAATTCACTATGTCTTTTGCTGTTACTTTGGAAATGCCTTTTGCTTCGCCTCCGAAAAGAGTGCCGAAGACTGGAAGAAGCAGTTTGGCCAAGCGAATCTGGAGCTTGAAGCCCCGGACTGCTTGGAACTGCGTAATCTTCACATTGCAACCGTCAATCTGCAATTCTGTAGTTTGTACTGGCATTTGACTTCTCTACCTCCGTTTTAAAGTCTCTGCTCTTATATGCCGTTAGAAGCACCAATCCATAAGTCCATGTCTGCTGTGTCAAAAATCCATTCTCTGTTGGACAGGTCTTTGCCGTTATCCAGGGAAGGTATTTTCTTTACCCAAGCCCAAGCAACTGTGCATAGACTTGTGCCATTGTTGTCTTTTACACTGATTGGCACAATTCCTGTATTTGACAACTCATCAAGAGTTGCAATTAAAGAGAATTGGTCGTTTGAAGGAGAAGTTTGTGTCAAGGTTATTTTGACAGAACCTGCCCTGTTCCTGGTTTTTACCCTGGAAACAATACCATCAATGCCCACTACCTTTGAAAAGGAGTCTGCATCTTTTTCACACACTACAAAAGTGCCATCGGCAAAGCCTGTGACAGGGGTGAGCCCAACGCTCACACTTACTTCTGAAGGGTCGTATGTTCTTACTGTATCTGCCATTTTGCTATCCTCCTTTTATAGTGTTACCGTACCATCGATACGGACAAAGTGTATTGCGCCTGCAAGCCATGCAGTGAACTTCATATCATTCAAGGACCTTGAACTTTTATCCGCAGAAGGCACTGAAGAAAGAGAGGGCGCGGTTATAACATAGCCACCTATCTGAACGCCTTCAGATGTGAATTCTTTTGGAGAAATGCCTCCTCTTGCAAGACCTGTTGCGAGAGGCTCTTCCATTGCAGAAGCTATTGCATTGATGCCTGAATTTGTGTAAGGTACTTTCTTTGCTTTAGTCAGGGCTGCAAAAACATTTTCCTGAAGACGGGCATAGAGCCAATCAATGAAGATAATGACATCTATGAATTCTCCTGAGCCAACTGTACCTTCTGCAAGAATATCTACTCCGCCAACTGACTCATAACTGTTAGCATTTTTAGCACGAACATTTGTTGAGTATGTGTCTGTAAGTGCATTTACCGTGATTGCTGCAAGGGTCTTAAACTTGACAGTGTATTCACCTGGATTGAGAGGAAGAATTCTACCTGCAACTGCTGCTTCAATTCCTTCAGTTGCCGCAAGTGTAGAATAAAACACTGCTGTTTTTGTGAGATTGTTGGAATCCGCATAGTAAGCAATGGAAGTCGTGTCTGTTCCTGAAGCCTGTGCTGCAATATTGGAATCCCCAGAACCACAAAAGAAAAACTTCTTATTGCTTTCGACCCAATCTGCAATCAGCTCTTGTTTTTCAATTGTCTGTGTTTCTGCACAAACTCCGTACCAATCTGGTTGTTCAAGAAGAATTGCATTCAATGCTGTTGTGTATGTTTCAGAAAGCTCAGTGCTTGTGATTGTGTAAGCAAGTGTTCCTGTTACTGCTGTGAGCACAAAACTTACACCCACAACTTTTCCTGTGTTTGGTGTGATTACGAGGGTGTTTGTTCCTGCCGTATATGCTGCTGTATCCACATCAGCATCTGCTGCAATATCTGTTGCAAGGGCTGCAATAGTTGTGTCCAGGTCAGTTGTCCATGCTTTTGAAATTGTACGCCCGTTAATCAGGGCTGAGATTGTTCCACCTGTGAAAGTACCTGTGAAAACGGCTGTTCTGCTTGCCTGAAGAGAACCAAGAGCAATACGTGTTGGGGCAGGGTTCTGTGCAAAAGCTGCTTCAACTAAAGCAGATTCACGGGAACTTGTGCCTGTAATTTTTGCAAGGGCTGTTGCAGAAGTGGAGAAATACTCCAGTCTGCTGTCAAGATTGCAGTTTGGTCCTACAATAAGTAGTGTGCCAAAACCTGCTTGGGATACGTTAGCTGTCTCGCGAGAGATAACTACGTTTACTATTTCGGAAAGATTCATAAATCTTCTCCTTATACTGAGGTTATTGTTATCGTGTCCGTATTAATCGTAACGCCGCCACTGTCTTTTATTGTACCTTCCATTGTGACTGAATCAATGAGCCCCTGGCTTATGTCCTGTGTTTCCCAAGGCATTCTCATCATCAAGTCCAATGCTCCACGGCTTTCAAAGTTGCCATCTGTTACTGCTGAGATGTCCGTTGGGCCCATTAGCTCTTTAACAAATACAATGGCTGCTGTCTGTAAAATAGCATATTTTTCTTGATAACACAAGGAATCTCTTAGTGCCATCAAATTTTCTATGGGGTCATTGCTTTCATTCCCATAAAAGCGGATGGACAGAGTAAACTCGTTGTGTGTGAGTACCTTGCCTACTCCACTTGTGTTTGGCTCATATACTGCTGCAACGCCTGTTGTAGAAAAAGCAGTTGTCCGTAAAGTCACGTATGGTTTGGAAGGTTTTGTCACGTCCTGATTTGCCCAGATAACATGGTTTGCATCAAAGCCTGTTACAGAACGTACCCAAGCTATCATTTGTTTTTTGGAAAGACTGTAAGCCGTACTTGTTGCTTTTGTTTTTGCTGTAACTGCAAGGCTCCAGGGGCTCGCTCCTGCTGCATTTCTTGCTCTAACATAATAAGAATAAGTTGTGTCTGGAGATAAATCTTCTTCCTGAAAATCAAGAGCTGTTATACCTGTTTCAAAAGCAGTTGTTCCATCATGGGAAAGTTCATAAGTTGCAGCAGGGCCTCCGAGAACAGAAACCATGTTCCAGGAAATATTATTTGTTGTTGAATCCAGAGCAAACGCTGCAAAGCCTGTTGGTGTAAGAGGCAAGTCCAATGTCCCTGGCTCTAGTTCTCCTATTATGCTCTGTCCTTTTATCTTCACTTGTTCGTTCTCTAAAAGAATTGCGGGGTCTAAGTCGTCTGTTCTCTGGTTTTCTAAAGCAATATATTCTGGATTATCTGGTGAAATTGGAAGCCCTGCGAAAGTACCTGTAATTGTATTGTTTTTATTTAATACTTGTTCTCCAAACTTTAAAATTTCAGGTAACAAAGTATCATTTCGAGACGTTTCAAAATCTTCTGCATTACTAAGAAAATCAAAATAACCAAATACGCCTTCAAGAGTTAAAGCGTCTCCTTTATAGTTAATAATAGTCATATCAACATTTTGAGTAATTGGAGATGAAGGAGCGCCCACTTCTATATGCGTATCGGATTGATTTTTATATTGCGTTGCTTCTATGCCATTGAATAAAACAGTTAGTGGCCCATCCGTATCTGGATCGCCAAAACCGCCCGTACTTTCAATCGTTATCCATCCGCTGCCAGATAGTGAAATAGAATATGCTGGGGAAAGCTTAGTAAGAACAAGTTGCGTTCCAGCTTCAAAGTCATTAGTTTCAACTATTGATACTTGATTCAACGCCGCCCAGTCTGGATAGGTAAATGCCTTGCTTGCTGTGATTGTAGTCGTATCCGCAAGGGTAACGACAATGTCAACCGCTGTTAAGTTTGCGGCTTTGTCTGGTGCGTCAACCTTCATTGTTTGAGCATCTACAGGCACAAGGTTCGTAGCTGCTGTTCCTCCAAAAGTAACGCCTGTCGCCCCTGTAAGAACTTTGGGAGAAAGAGGGTTTAGCTTTATCGTTACTTGTGTTGTTCCAGATAGGCGTTTAATATTTGGGGTAACTTCTAAAACGCTGCTTGTCATATCTTCGCCCGATAAGCCAGTTGTTGTAAATACCTGATTAAGCGTATCCCCGCCAACATCCGTTGGAACACGCCTGCCAGTTACAGTTGATTTTAAGCGATAATCTCCATTAGCTGAATCTCTAAAAATATCCTCGGTTTCGTCTATTCGAGATAGCTCGGTTATGCTGCCTGTTGTTACGGAATTAGCAGATGCACAATTATAATATGTATTATTAGTCGCTAATACCCAGCCTGTTGTTGCAGCAATGCCTTTACCGCTTGAGGCAGTATTGCCAAAACAGTTGTTGCGTATTATTGCCAAGGTCGAAGCTCCTGTACTTATCGATGCGGTTGACGCATTAACTATTATACAACCATTAACATTTGCAAGCTGACTGGATATAGATATTCCAATTGTACCACCAATAACAAGGCAATCTAGAGCTGACCCAGATGTTATAGTCAATCCAATTGAACTATTATTGATAGCCTTACATCTTATGTATTGAGACGCTGTACTAGTAGTTATACCCTGCAATCCATTATTGGCCGCTAAACAATTTAAATAAACCATAAGCGTCCAGCCAGAGCCAGAAACGGTACCATTAATCCCTACTGCTGAATTAGATACAGCACTACAGTTTTGAAAAATTAAATGAGCTGACACACCAGTTATACCTCTTATTCCGTCACGCGTTGCGCCCTGCCAGCCCCAATTTTTAAATGTCACGTAATTTAGACCATTTAGATTTACAAGGTCAGTCGTTGCACCCATGCCAGAAGCAACCGTATAATGAGAAACATTATCGTCAAGCCATAAATCATTTGTACAAATAAATTGAGCCATACCAGTAATCGCACCACTTATCATTGCAGCGGTTAGCGTCAATGTTGTTGACCGTGTTTTCAATCTTCTGGCATATACAATATCCGTACCTGTAACACCTGTCATATTAGCAATATCGCGCCAAGCATTGGCGGCGGAGGTGCCATTATTAGCTCCTGTTGTGAGGGCTTCGTCAATATAGAGATTAGCCATTACTCAACCGCCTTCTTAAGACGTTCCACGCCATCACTATTGTAAAGCCCAATCGTTTGGTCTATGGACGCAACACCTAATAAAGCCTCTCTCATTGCGTTAGTATTATGGACAGCCTTATCGTTAACTTGCTGCGCTAATATTTGTTCTTCTGTTAATTCTATCTCTGGCTCTGGTTCAACACATTCACCTATTGTGTTTATACCTTTCAGTATTGCATCTGATGGAACTTTACAACCAATAAGATTACAGTCATTAAAAACCAAACTCTTAGCGGCAAACACCGGAACATCTTTACCGTATCGTGCAAAATTACACTTAATAAAAATATCATTGTCCTGATAAGCTGGTATTACCATGTGTGCATAATTAAGAAATTTATATACCATAAACACCTCGGAGCAAAGCGGATTCGTAGGCTATAATTTTATTTTGTGTGTCTATCATGATTCAAGGACCTTAATGACAAGGTATTTATAGTGATTTATTACACCATTTTGCCAGGTCTCTCTCTGTTCAATCTCATAGCTTTCTCCATTCAGCAATACAAAATCTTTTATCTGAGAATCTGCAAGGTTCAAAAATGTATCTGTGAAAATATATTGCGGGTCTCTACTTCTTCTGCCTTCAGGAAGATTTTTTACCTCTTCCTGTTTCAAAGGTTGAACAGAAGCATAGATTATGTCATCTGTTAAAACACCAGGGACAACATAGCCATCCACAATGGTAGGTGTTGCACTTCTCTTAATAGCAATCTGTCTTCTAAAGCAACTCATTGTTCTTTACCAAAAGATTTTTCCTGAAAGAGCATTTGTCCCCCTCTCAGAAAATCTTTGTGTTGGATTGTTTCGTAAAGTTGTCCTGTCTCTACAAGAGGCATATCATGGCCTTTTTTATACACATTCTTTTGAAAAGGCCCGTTCTCAATCTTATGCTTAATCATGTTTACTACACGGTCGCCTATGCCACTCAGCCCCCACTTAACCAGTTCCTTGCCTGCAATAATCTGATTGACAAAACTCTCAGAGAGCCAGAAAATGTTTTTTCTGTTTTCATCTGTTGCGGAGCGTATGAAGGAGCGTTCAGGTATTTTGCCTTCGCCCATTTCATTTATAGCTGCGTAGTTTATTACTTCCTCTGAAGAACTTTTTCCAGAAGTCTTGCAGTCCATTGGGAGCCCTGCTTTTGTGAAAGAGCCATTGAGAAGTTTTAATTCTCTGACTATTCTGCTGTACCCCAAGTCTCTTTCTAAAACTTGGAATTCAGAATACATCTTACACCGCCGTTATTCTTGTACGTGGTCCAAAAATGCTGCTTCTCCGAAGAGAAATAAGCTCCATACCCCATCTCGTTTGTGTCAAGTCAGGGTATTTGCTCGTTAGTGCAAAATCTACAAGGTATTGTTTCTGGAGAGAACCTTCCTTCTCCATAGAAACAATGCCTCCGTTGCCTGTACCACTTGGGTCTCTATCGTCCATTGTCAACCAATGCAGGACTAACAGGGAAATGGCTCTGTTTTGGTTGTCTCCGTAAGCAGTACCTGTCTCTGTTCCTGCTTGGTCAATCAGGATGGGCAAACGACTATCCGAGGCATACTTTGCTGAACGTGCTGCAATGTACTCCTCTGGGATATACGTAGCCATTATTTATCCTTCTTTGAAACCTCTAAAACAAACTTCTCGTTCTTCAGAAATTCTTTCAATACAGGCAAATCTTTTGCTGCTGCAAATTCTTCTTCTGTGAAATCGTTTTTACCAGGGTTGATTACTTTGCCTGAAGACAAACCATAAGGATATGTGAGAAAAGATTCAAGAACTTTGGACATCCTAGCCTCCATTGAATATTTAAACTTCTTGTGCCTTAATAACACAAATATAATAAATACTTGTGTACAACACAAAGAAAAAACTACCCCTGGGTAAGCTAAAAAGCTTGGCCCAGGGGTTAAGTTCTATTAAATACCCTGAAGGATGTAAATTGAAAGCGGGTAGTAAGCTACCACACCTGCAACTCGTGCATGGGCAGGAACCACATAAGCAAGGTTCCGTTCCTGTGCAGGAAACATCTCTAAAGGTTGAGGAAGTTCAAGAGTCAATTTGTCTGGGCTCCGTCTGAAGAGCACCATGCAATTTGTAGCCCCTGCTGTTCCACCTGGCTTTAAACCAGCAACACTTGTGACCTGATACAACTCATTTACCCATTCCCAACGTGTGATGCTAGGGTAGGCTTTCTTCAAGAATTCAAGGATAGTGATATCCGAAGTTGAAGAACGTGCAGTTGTGGCAAGGCGTGTGTAAACTGCCGGAGGAAGCAAGCAAGTGTCTGGAATTTCCACACCCTTAGTTGCAGTCTGTTGTTCGCCGTAAACTTTGGCAAAGTCAACAAGAATCTGGTCTGCTGTTGCAGTTGTCCAGGTTCCGGTTGTTGGGTCTGATACACCCTTGTTTGGAACAAAGCACAGACCGTACATTCCACCATAAGTGGAGCTGCCATCTCCCAACCAAGCGAGCTTATTCACATAAGCTTCGTAATTGTCACGGACAGCTTTTGCTTTACGTGCATTCAGTGGTCTTCCTGCCTTTACAGCATTACGAACTTCCTGAAGGCTGTACTCAAAAGCACCGCCGATGGATTTGACAGGAATCAGGGTCTCTGTTCCTTTTACGTTGCTCATTGGAAGGTCGTCAGCATAGTTGCTGATAATCTTCATCATGCCAACGCGGTCAAATTGCTGGTACAGAATGGATTCTGCACCTGGGCCTGCTTCAGTCGAAACTGGCAGGATACTCATGGCTTTATACTCTGGGTACAAGTAGTCATAAGTTCTGGCCTTTATCGCCGTTAATTCACGGGAGAAAAAGGCTGTTTCATTAGAATCAAGATTGATAAACATCTTTCGTTTCTCCTGTTAAATTATGGAAGGTTGATTTCAATTTTTGCGAGACCTGCACCTGTTACAGAGCTACGGAACTTTCCGCCTGTTGCCATGTTGTTAGTGCTTGTGGAAGTAAACTTCCCAAGACCGCCAGCCAAGTCAACATAAGCAACATCATCTGCTGTTACTGTTCCAGAAGTCTGCACCCAAACAACGCCCTTGCGAAGAATGCTTACTGCATCGTTCACTGCATAGCTTCCAATTTCATTGTTCTGGTGAAGTGCAACGCCTCTGAATATGTCATCCTGTGGAGTGACATAGTCATAAGCAGGAGCAGAACCTGCAAAAGTTCCACCGGAAATTGTCATGTTTAAATTAATGACACTTCCAATGCTTTCAATTGTGTATACACGACCATTGGTACTCTTTGAAGCACCTGTGACCTGTGCGTTGGCACTGATTGCAGCAAGCAAAGCAGTTGCGGTTGTTGCGTGAGCACTTGTGAAAGTTACTGGCGCACAAGCTACACCGTTCACTGTTACAGTGATTACGTTGTCAGCACTGAAATCTGCATCAATCGTGATTGTGCCTTTATCACGAAGAGGAATGTGGACTTCGTTTGTCTCGCCTGGTTCATTGCCAACGGCAAGGCCAAAACCCATCGCAGTACGCGCAATGCCACTCTCTGTCAGGGAAAATCCGGCATCTGCCTTCATTCCTGCAAAGGAGGCACTTGCTTCTGTAGCATAAGATGTTTGAGCCATCGTTATTTCTCCTTTTTAAGTTTATTTCTGATAACCTTCTTCAAGACGTTTTAACATGTTCTTCCGAGAAGTCTCTGCTGCATCGCAATTTTCTGAGCCATCAACTTTTGTTGAAGTCAGTTTGCGTTGTGCTGCAAGACCATCATTCTCTTCTTTTGAAAGAGTAAGAACAACAGAATCCAAAATTGCCTGAACATACTCTTCAGATTTTCCATCCAGCTTTACAGCAGGAAGTTTCTTAGAGATAATTGCAACTTTCAGGGCTTTGTTGTCAAGGTTCTGGTCAACAGAATCAAGAACAACTGAAGCAATACGTTCAAGTTCAAGACGTGCCTGAACTGCATCGTTCACTTCTTTTGCAATGTCACGTTTCTCTAACTCATCAACCTTTGCCTGAAGCGCATCACACTTACCTTGAAGTGTTTCGTTTTCCTTTACAACTTCGGAAACTTTTGAATCCGATTTTGTTAAGGCATTGGCAACTTCTGGTGCAGCATCATACTCAATGCTGTCAATCTTTACCTTTACCATTTTTCCTCCAATATTAGAGTTTTCTGATTTATCTTTTACTGTTTCTCTTCCGTCAATAATTATGTCTGCACCATCAAGACACATCTTAATTGTGTCTCCGCCTCTTGCAGCATCTACAAGGGCAAGATGATTATACTTACGAGAAACCTGAATTGCATCATATCTTTGTCCGTTGTACTCTCCGTCCTGATAAACAAGTTCCGCCTGGTATCCGGGGGAAAGCTGCTGTCTTCCACCAAAAACACTATCCACAGCAACTGCATCTGTGACAACAAGAGAAGAAACAAGCACTTCTCCGTCCTGCTCCACAGTCTCCCCTGTTGTGCCCACTTGCCTGTAGCTTGCATTTTCCGCATCCACCATTCTTTCTGGGGGATGGTTGTCCGTAACAGGTTTAAGTTTCAGGGTCTCCATGCTGTCAACATTGAAAAGGGTCTCGGCAGGAACAAGTTCACGTAGCACCGTGCCATCTGCAAGAAGGTAGTTCATTATCCCTACCTTTGCCACAGGCACTTTTCCTTTGAGGAACCCTGTGTCCGTCTTTGACACTTTGCATTTAGCATCATTCTTAACAAAGTCATATCGTGCTACTGTCTTCACTTCTGAAGCAGCATCAATATTGAACATTTTAAAAATAACATCTTTCATATCTGTTCCTTAAATACAAAAAGCCCTCAAAAGAACTTACGTTCTCCTAGGGCTTGAGTCCAAGTCTGCAATAGCAGGGGACTTTAGCGTATGTAGTGCTTCTACTAAGATAGCTTACTTGCTAAATCTTTGTCAATCTTTTTCTGCACATAGGCATCTATACTTCCAATGCCTCCGTGCCTGCAATTCACAGTAAAAATAATTTTACCTGTAAAGCCTTCACCTTTTTCCAGGTAAGCCTTCAGGGTGCTAGCCATTTGAAGAGAAGATGTAAACACCTTCTCTCCAAACGCTTTTTTAAATTCTTCAAGCGGCACTTGGGTCACTGCTTGTGGCATCTTGTGGAGCCTTTTTTGAAGGTTCTTTAAATTTCCTTTTGCCCTTGTTCTTTTGGTCCAGCTTTGTCTCAAAAGAATATGTTTCACTTCCATAACGAGAATCCGCCACCTCTTCTGCTGTCAGAGCGCCCATCTTCACGTAGCGTTCGTCCGTTTGTGACTGAAGATTCCTTGCCTTTGCAATTTCATCTTCACTCATCTGCCACAAATTGTTGAACTTCAAGTGCCAGGTGTCTTTTATCTTTGCTTTTGTTGCTGTCTTGAAATCCTGAGAGCTTACCACAAGTTTGGTTGCTCTTTCAAGTTGTGGGCGCAAATCTTCTTCCTGCATGTCCAAAATATCGTCATAATACATCCGAATGTTGCCTGCTGATTGCGAGCCGAGACCTTTTGACTGTTCTCCGAACAACTTCACCTGAGGAATACCACTTTCCGAAGAAACATTGTCCTTCAGGAACTCCAAAATATCTTTTATTCCATTCACCGTTGCAGAAATTCGAGTAAACTCTTCATCCTCATCAACAAGCATTGTATTCAGGATATGTTTTGCCATGTCAATCTGAGTAAGACGTTCCTGAATCTGCTTTTCTTTACCTGCCGCAATCAAATCTCCGAGACCTTTTATCGACAGAACACCAATTGTAAACTCTTCAATAATTGACTCTGAAGCAATCAAGCTGCTTGCAAAACCTCTTATTCGGGTGTAAGGTGCTTGGAGGCAGGAATCCCCCCAGCCTCTTTCCTTCATGCTTTCGCTCTCTGGCAGGTCTTCCCCATCAAATCGAAGCACTCTTGAATAATGAGTTTTGAATTCTCCTATCTTTGTACTCTCATTTGAAGGCGTGATTGTGTAATATTTTGGCTTTCCATAATTTTCACTTGTTGGGTCTTCATCAATATCTGTTGACTCCCAACTTACTTGATGTCTGTCATAAACCCTGAAAAAACCAACCTTCTTTATTGTGTCTTCTCTTACAGCAGGAAGTGTTCTTGTGCCAGTGTATTTTTGCCCATCGTCAATTCCTATAAAGACAAGTGACCCACCGTAAAGCCTTGACCATCTAAGGCCATTCTTGATTGCTTGTCTGAACCTCAATTTGTCAAGGTACTTTACAATGTGATTATCTGTGTCTCCATCGATAGAAAACCATGCACGAACCATGTCTTTAGCCGGAATGTCAACTATCTTTTTTGCCAGACCTTCACCTCTCCACAAATCAGAGAGTTCTTGCCTTGAAAGAATTTGGGAGGTGACAAAATCCATGTTTTCTCTTTTATCCGTACCTCTCGCACCCAAACCGACCATTAAGTTTTGCCATCCGTCTGTATTGAAGCCCATTTTCTGAGCTAAGTCCATCACTTTTTTCTTAGCCATTTAGTTTCCTTCCATAAACTTTGAAATATCGTATCTGTCCTGACCAAAAATGGTGTGCAGCACATATCTGTCTCTGTCCATAGCATGGTCCCCTTTCTTTATCGGGGCATCCTCTCCTCTTTCCGCCTTCTTTGAATCCCAGGAATAAGAACAATATTCGTTAATCGTGTGTCTTGCACTGCAATCCACTGCATATTCGCCTGCTTTCATCATTCTGCCGACCGTCCGAATACCATCGAGCACTTCATTATTGGCATCTTCTGTATGAATACCTTTTCTCTTCAGGGTAAGATTAAAGCTCTCCGCAGCAGGGTCTCCAATATATGAACGGACATTTTTCGCCTGCAAACCTACGAACTTTATCAGGTCCTCTGCAAATTCTTCATCTGTCTTTTGTGCTTTCTGCTCCTGCGGGTCGTAATAATACTCCCTTTCCAGCCAAATCTTCGGTTTTGCAGCAGGGTTTACACCATAAAGCCCAAAAGTTGTAGGGTTTGTTGTTCCATAGTCGTAACCCACATAATAATGCTTTGCTTCAGGGAATTCATACCTTGTATGTATCTTTTCATCAAAAAAGTCATACACAGCACCTTCCGCCACGCACCATTCCCCCAAAATAAACCTTTTATACCAGAGTCCGGTATACTCTTCCTTCAAAGACTCCACATAACTCTTCGGCAGGAAGGGATTATCCATTATATCAAAGTGAAAAAGGCTCATTTTCAGCTTCTT